TACCATATGTTGCCGCAACTAAATTCTGTGTGATTCTCGCCAATACGGGACCATTTGGGTTTTCTCTAATAGTCTCCGCAGCAAACTTCATAAGAGAAGATTCGGAATCATAATTATCAGTTGTCATAATACTTATTAAACTATTATATGACCCCTGAGTAAAATATGGATATAACCCCAAATCATTTAAACGAGTTAAATTTCTTAGAGTTTCCACCGTTTCAAATGTGTCTGCGGTGAATGTATTTAGGTTATCCGGTATCGCTAAATATGTATTTAAATTAGTGTCTACACTACCCGGATCTAAATTTGATGAATCCGTTAAATTGTTTACAGAATATGACGAGGCGGTGAACGTTTGAGGTCCATTCGGTTGTTGTAGAGTTCTATTGATCATAGAGTCTCTAAACGCTTTAGTACTATTAAAATCTAAGTAACTCGGCATATATTGTTTTATAAATAAATAGATCTAAACTTATTTCTTATTGCATTTCAAAGGACGTTTGGAGTAAATCTCTTTTTCCTAATGAAAGTCCATTAGACCATACTTGTGGGTCTTGGAACATTGCCCTTTGAACCGCCCCCATCGCAGATCCAACGTTGTGGTTTACCGTAACTGTACCACTAACATTGGAAGAGTTTGTTGTTTGTTGTGTATTGTTTTCACCCTTAATGTTTCTAACAATATTAACAGACGCTCCTTCCACCCAATCACTACCCTGTTTAATAAATGCTGCCACTTCATCCGCCCCTTTTGAAACGAACTCACTAACATTTTGACCCATGGATTTGAAATCTTCTTGGAAAATTTCTGTAAATAGTGTGTCCCCTACCTTACCCGCCTCTATTCTTGCTAGTTGAGATAGATAATTTAAGTTCCTGTCGATGTTTTTAACCATCCCCACTTGATCTCTTATCAAGTCTTTCTCATCTTTTGGTTTTAAATCGTCTTGGTACTTTAATAGAATATCTGCAGTTGCCGAATCTAAACTTTCCAACGCCACTGAAGTTGCCCCATTAAATTGTTTTTGTAGTTCAGGAGTTAAAAGTTCGATTTGCATCTTACCATCCTTCATTCTCGCAATATTCGTCAAATACTCAACCTGTTTTTCATCTATATCTAACCCCGCAAGTGAGGTTGCCGCTGCCATCCTTTCTTGAGTTGCTATTGCGATATTATTAATTTCACTTACCTCAACACCAAATTGTTTTGCGATATCTCTCGCCATTCTAAGGTTTGCCCCCGTAACTTCAAAACCACCCGTTTCAACATTGTATGTGGCGAGGTTTTGTGCCACCCCCTCAATAGCACCTTGTAACCCTTCGACTTCGTTGGTTGCCATGTACATTAATCTAAGTGGATCATTGAATTCTCCAAATGCCCCACCTAAAACCTGTAGATTGGCAGCCAAATCTAACGCACCTTCAGGATCGAATACTTTGTCGGCAACATTAAATACCGTCTGTAAACTCATTCTAACCTCTGTGGCTCTACGGACCATCTTTTCTAATCCCTCGACACCATTTTCAAATCCGTATTGATTTAATTTTGATAAGTTCTCTTCAATACCCTTAATTGTATTCTTTGATTGTATACCGACTTCTAATGATCTTTTACCTGCACCCGCTATCGCTTCGTTCGCCTGTGCCGCACCTATACCAACCTTTTCAAAACTTGCATATGACTCAATAACGTCTGACATGTCCATTCCGTAGGCTTGGGCTACCTCACCCGCTCTAACTAACATATCTGTACCAACTAACGCAAAACGTCCTGTTGATTCAACTAACTTTTCCGAACCTTTTACTAACTCATCGAACTCAATTCCTAATCTTGCTAATTCAGGAATTGAATTTGTAATAGCGTCTCTGAAATCTTCCGATAACTCACCTGAAAGTCCTAATTCACCGTTAACTCTATTTAAAAGATACTCTTGTTCCTTGATATAATCAGTGACACTATTCTCGACCATAGATCCTATGGCTGTTGCCATATTCTTTAATACGGACGCTTCCTTGTCACCATCTTTGTTTTTTGCCTTAGCTTCCTTGTATGCTTTCTGCATATCGGCCAACCCGTAGGATTGTGTGGAAGGTGCATACGTAGATTCGGCAGTTGATGCCTGTAATAATTGAGTAAACCAACTATCCCCACTTTGATCTGAATTTTTCTTACCACTATTATTTTGATCTGCCCTCAAGGCAGCCTCAATCTGTCTCTTTTCAGCATCAGATACATTTGGGTCTTTGAGTCTCTCTTGTGCGGCTTTTTTAATTGCATCATCCATACTATATAAATATTATTTAGATGGGTTTTCCAACTCCATAATTTTCTCTATATAGTATCTTCTTAAATAAGTGGGCATTTCAAGGATATCCCTATTAGAGAACCCCTTTTTTACCAAAAAAATTGTTTCGATTATAAGCGCGCCTTTATACTCCGTAGAAAGGCCGAAAAAAGTCCACCCCAAAGTCAATATTAAACGTGACTTTTTCTCCTGATGGGGCGATTACAGTTTGTGTCAGATCGACACCGGGTTTCATTTTATTTACGTATTTCCTGAAATTTTGAGAATCGAGTATTGGTAGTTTTTCAACAAAATTTCTAATATTCATTGGATCGGGGTTCCCCTCAACAGTCTTAATTAGTTTTTCCAGTCGTTTGGTAATGATTGGTGCAGTCCCCAACCCATTCCAATTTTTAGCGATAAGGTCTAATTCCTCCTCATCTTTTTGTTTCAAGAAGTTGAAAGTAATGTTTGTTTTGGATTTTTCCATATAATATGGGTAATTCCCATTCTCATCCTCTTGTATATCGAAGTCTTTATATGTAAGTACTGATAAATCAACAACGTGTTCAAACAATTCATCGGTCTTTGGGTCCCTGACGTTCATTTTTAATTCTGATCCGAACGCGGTATTCCTTAAAAAGATTAATATCGCTTGCCTATCCTCACTTGTTAGTTCATTGATAGGTAGTTCTTTAGTCAATATTTTTCTTTTTAGAAGTTCATCTATTACGTTCCCTGACGCCACTAAATTCGGTGATGTTAAGACATTCTCATCGGAGGCAGTAAGATAAGCGACTTTTACTGCCTTTATTTTTGAGGGATACAGAATACCCCTACTTGGCAGTTCAACCACATCGTATTGGATGGTTGGGTCAATAACATTTTGATGCGTATTTTCCATATAGGTAAAAATTAAATAAATTTTCTATCAAAGTAAAGTCTACTTTAAAATAAAAAAGGGATCCCCTAAAGGATCCCCTATAAATATTAGACAGATTTTTTTCTTAGTAAACTTGGATACATCTATCCATTCTCAATGAACAGTCAATAGTCGCTAACGCATCGTTGTTATAGTCCAATTCGTTGAAATTCAAATCGGTGATAAATGTTCCTTGGAGAATCCATTTTTCAACAACAACACCTGTAGGATCTAACATCTCTAATTCGATGTCTTTTTTATACCCCGCAGCGTAACCCATTCTACCTGTTACAGACTCTGCGTGTAATCTGAACCACTCCATCAACGCTTGAGATGCTGAAGGTCCGATTGGGTCTTTAAATTTAACTCTTAACTCGTTCCAAGTAAATCTACCTGCAACATAAGTTGAAGTATTCAAGAAGGGAATCTCAACTGAGTTGATTTTCGCACTTGGTCTAGCTGCCGAAGTAACATACCACTCGTTGATACCCAATGAAGAAGGGAATCTAACGATAAATCGGTTAACTCTTTTCGGTTCGTAAGGAACCGGCATTTTCATTAATAAATCTGCCATGTCTATATTTTTGTTATCTTGTTATTCTTTATTATAAATATCCCTTTCGGGGAAATATTTTATTTTCTTTTGGAAACTTACTTGACTATGTCGTTTTTTTTCCGTAAATTTTATTTACCCAGTAAATACTAGAATAAAAAATATTAGTAATTAATAATCTAGTATTATAAAACCAGTATCATACTGGGTGTCATCTCAATTTTTACTTTTGGATAGGGGGGTTCGTGAGAACCCCCTTTTCCTTTTTATTCTTATTAGATATTCTCAAATGATGCTCCTGTTGGAGTTATTAAGAACTCTACGTCAATGAATTCCAATGCTCTTGTTGGTTTGATATAAATCTTACCTCTTAAAGTATTTGCGTCGATATCTTCTGGATCGTTAGATACCGTTACACGGAACTCATATAAACCTCTTTCTTTCTTGATTGATTCCAAAATTGGATTAACCAATCTTAAGAATTCATTTCTAACTTGTTCGTCATTTTGTTCGAACAATAATCTTACTGCCACTGCGGAAATAAGTTTTCTTGCTCTAAGTAACAATCTTCTTACGTTAATTCTATCCAATGCGGATTCTCTAACCTGTAAGGTTTTGTTACCCCAAATGATTGTACCTGTATCGGAGAAAGTTGCGATTGGGTTGATTCTCGCCTTATACAACTCATCTCTGTTGTCCAAAGTAAGTTTTTTCTTCGCCTTAATAGCGTTTACTAAACCTCTTTGGTAACCCGCTACTGCGAACCATGGGTAAGATACATTATCAGTTAACGCAATGTTCTTAACGACTTCACCTGTAGGTGGAAGGAACAACTGAGTTGCGTTATCTCCGTCTCTTACTTGGATCCAAGGCCAATATGTTGCGGTATAGTTAGTGTCTAAATCTACCGTATCCAATTGATCGATGATTTCATCAACGGTATCTGTATTAGGTGCGTTTACAATATAAAGTGAATCCGCTCTATCACCTTCAACCATATCAATAGTTTGATTAACTAATGAACTGTGGTTATAGAAATCAATACCGGGTGTTGCGAAAATATTAATATCAACTGATTCAGGGTTAGAGAATGTCTCAATTCCTTGAAGGTACGCGTAGTAATCAGAGTTTCCAACAGAAGTACTGAATACACCACCGTTTGTTGTGTTACCACTTACGTATGTATTTTTTCCATAGATATAACCGTCACTATTTGTTCTTGTTCCTCTATAGATATCCCATCCATCGAAACCACCACATACTGCAAATACGAATTTTCTGTAAGTTTTAGTTGCTAAAAGACCTTTATTATCACCCTCCAAATCGTAAGGTGTTGTCTTAAATCCTGTGATTGAAGACGCGTTTACTGATAAATGGAATGAGTGAGTTGTTATATTTGCTGTGTTACCCTTAAATTCAAATAAATCTGAGTCAAATCCTGTTTGTGAGGAAAGACCTAAAGCAACCTTTCTAATTTTATCACCATTAGTTAATTCGGGATTACCTAATGAATCGTATGAAATGATGTCTCCGGCGTTGTGATATTTTGTTTTGAACAAAACATTACCAAGTTTAGACCCACCAATCGAATCTGATACGAAACCTTTAAAACCTGCAGGGAATGCATCGATAGGATGTTCCTCTGACATGTTTAACATTACGTACTTTGATCTTAATTCGTATTCTCCATCTGAAGTTCCAATTTTTCTTGCCACATAACCTGGAAGATCAGGATTCATAGAACATCTACTGAATTTTTCTAACACAACAACATTATCGTCGTTATCATTAAAGTCTCTTACTACGAGATCAAACTCACCCGTTTCAATGTCAATATTTTGAATTTGAATCTTAATTTGTGAGTTGGCCGCGTTACCATCAGAAATACTGATTAAACTGAACAAATCAGAAACTGATCCACCTCTTACTTCAGAAACTACTGTTGGTGAAGCGGGTGTCTCCCACTGATTAACGAAGTCATTAGATGCGTCGTGGTAAATAACGGAGGTACTTAAACCTCTAACTAAACCTAACGAGTACAATGATTTTAATAGTTTTGGATATTCCTCAAATACGTAGACAGGGAAATCACCTTTTTTCTTATCAAAAACTTCATTACCCAATACTTTACTTATGTATTTTGTGGAGGTAGTATCCATAGTACATGTGAATGTTTTTGGTCCACTCGTACTTCCATTAACGTTAATGGTGAACTCACCCAAAGGATTAGAACCAATTTGTGAAGAACTTACTGTGAAATTACCGTTTGCGGTTACCTCTAATTCTAAAGTTTCCCCATTATATGATCCTCTAGATCTGAAAGCGGCAACTACAACGTCCTTGTAATCACTATTTTCAACCGCAGAATACTCATATTGGTTTATTGTCCAACCCGTTGATGACGCATCATAAACGAAGAGATAAGAATACACCCCATCAATAACACCTAAACCATCTTCTTTAAAGTATGTGTTGTACCAATTGTTGTTATTGTTCGATCCAATAGGTCCTGTAACCTGTAATGAATCTGTTAATGGTGCCGTATAATCAGGGTTAACATAACCTATGGTAAACCAAGTACCATCAGTTACTGCAATGTCGTCGATAAAATTAGGTACTGTACTACCATCCACAGCGACTTTATCTACTAAGTCGTTATAGAATGAACTGTTTACAATTGATGTAGTGTCTCCTGATAAAGTCTCAGTAAAACCCGTTACTAATGTGTTTGTATCCACAGTAACACCACCTAAAGTTTTGATTGCGAAAGTTTTTACTGGTTTATATCCTGTTAGACCTAAAACCCTTGTTACGAAAAGTTGATTTGATTCTTGTAAATATGATTTAGCCACATAACCTAACTCATATTTAGGATTACCGTCCGAAAATTTTACGGGAGATGTGGGACCAAAATACGTTTTGAATTCATCAAAATTTCTTATTAGTATTGGTTCGAATGCGGGACCTTGAATTGTCTCACCCGCTAAACCCAATGTGGTTACACCCACACTCTGTGCTACGAACGTTAAATCCTTCTCTGATGTGTATACACCTGGAGAAACGAATACTCTGTTTGAATTTGCCATCGATTACTCTAGTTATTATTTTTTTATTGTTTTACTATAAATATCTTTGTTTTTAGTAAAGATTTCTCTACTTTTTTATTTTGGGATATTTAAAGATCCTTTTTTATCCATATTTATCTTTATGGATAAACGAACAACTAAAAACGTAAAAATCAGTGATAAACACCATGATAAGTTAAAATCTTATTGTGATGTAAATGGTTTTAAGTTATATAAGGTAATTGAAAAGTGGATTGATCAGAACTGTACTGATAGAAAAAAGAACCTTTATGACGAATAATTAGAATAAATAGGTGACACCTATTCTTGCCCCAACACGAGGTGTTCCATTTAATTTTATCTCAGTCCCACCGGCGATATCAAAGTCGATCCCTTCTTGTTGTATAAGACCGTTTACGTCTAAACTTATTACACTATCAATATTGTTTAACGTTATAAATGAAAGAGATAACCCATCATAAGTAAAGTACTCTGTTCCAACCTGTCTTACGTTACCTTCGGAATCAACGTAAACACTTGATCTTCCTTTGTAATATGTGATTGTAACCACCGACCCTTCTCTCGGAGGTTCAACAAAAGAAATTTTAGATGTTAGGGAAACGTGAAAGAAATCAACATCTCTCTCCTGTACAAGACCATTAATAGAAACATTAAATAATATACCTATTGTTTCACCCACACTGAACACTGTTTGTAATCCATCGGCAGTAAACGTGGCAACAGAAATCTCTAAATTTTTAGTAAAGAATTTTTTCTCATAGTTATTACCCTTAATAAATTCATTCATCAAGAATAATCTACTCACTGCGGGTTTTACCTCAAACTCCTCATCATCAATAATAAAACCTAATAAGGTAAACTTATAGTTTTGGATATAAAATCTACGACTATCTAAATCAACAGGGGTGTTATCTTCAATAGTGTCTAAAACAATCGGTATATAGTGTCCTTTAACCGTAGTGTATGCCTGTCTCGATGAAAATTTTTGTAGTACTACTTGGTTAAATTTGTTTAAATCTCTGAATTTTGTACAAACAATACTAATTTCATAGGTAATATCGATGGCAACAGGTTGTGGCATCTTATATATGTCAGCACCCATTTGGGTACCATTCCATGTAGGTACTGATGCATAATAGAATTGTTGTCTATCGGGGATCGTCCTCTGTAAACTTGGGTTAGTTCCCGGTTGGACATCAGGTCTCCTAATTACCGCAATAAAGGGAAGTTTAGCATTACCGTCTAAATCAGAGAAATTCCAAGTATTTGTAAATTCCCCCCATCTTTGTATCGTTAAAATTTTCGGTATGACGGGAACCTGATCACCATCAGAAACAATATTAAAATTGTTTTTTACGAAGTCTAACATACCCAAATCTAAATCATCGTGAAGAATAGAATCAGGAAGATAGGAATCGGACTTAGTGATTCTATCTAAAATTTCCTGTCTCCTATCCACCAATTCTTTACCTTGGTAAACACTGATGTTGTTTTTTTTCTTTGGGTATCCCATTATACTCCTCTAAATTCTATTTCTTGTGCCGGAACACAAATTATTGACCTATAATATGGTTTAAAACCAAACATATTATGTGTGTTATCTGAAGTTACCTTACCGTCATTTGATACTGTATAATATCTTACTCTTTCTTCTGTTTCAGGATAACCGATAAAATCCCCATATTGTATATCTATATTTAAATCTTTTAGGTGTTTTATATAGACTGATAAGGTTAAATTACCTGGCTCCAAATATCTAACCATTCCATTTTTATATGAACTGTTTTTGGGTTGTTCTATTTTAACTAATGCATTGAACTCTATTGGTGGGAAAAATTTAATTTGGTCCTTACCAACCTCAGCATAAACCGCATCGGTATCAGTAGATTCCCTATCCACTCGATAAAGAACCAACTTCATATTCAAATCACCGTGAAGATACTCCTCCCCTAATTGAACATTAAAATCAAAGTCTTCGTTTGAGAAGAACTTATTCAGTCTCGTAATAGGTACTTTATTATTCATATACAATAAATAGTTTAAATATTGATTTGAATTCTTTATATTTAACTTAATATATGGGGAACAACATACCGGAAATAGAGGCAAGAGAAATTGTAACGGGTTATACTGGTTCTAATAACCAAATCCTTGAATGGAAGAGGAGATTCGAAAACGATAAATATTTTGGATTGACTCGTCCCCAATCAGATTATGTATTGAAATTTTGGGAAACCCAACCTAAAGTGGCCAAGAAATATGTGACTATCGCAAAACATTTCGGCACTAAACTCCAAGAGGAAAGGTTACTAATGAAACCCGTAGACCAACTTTGGGTTGAGAAACTTTTATGTGAGAGTGATAAGGCATATCACGTGTGGGGAAATATAACAAAAGAGATGAAACCCATCGCGATGTGGATACCCAAAGCGTCTATAGTACAAGAAGAAAAGACCTTAGACAGGGAGATCGATTATTCGAAATATTCGAAACGACCCCCGATGGAACACCAAAAGATAGCAATTGAAAAATTACTAGCGAACGATCGTTTTATTTTGGCCGATGACATGGGGTTGGGTAAAACGACCTCGACCGTCATTGCCGCAATGGAGAGTGGTGCGAAAAAAGTTTTAATCGTCTGTCCCGCATCTCTAAAAATTAATTGGAAACGTGAGATTGAGAACTATACAGATGATTATGTCTTAATTGTTGAGGGTAAAAAATGGGGTTCCACATTTAAATATTATATTATCAACTATGACATTCTTAAGAATTTCCACACAACTGAGAACAGTGAAGACAGCGAAGCATATCAAATTATAGTAAACGAAGGTTTTGATTTGGCCATCGTGGATGAGGCCCATTATATATCTAATAGTCAGGCACAAAGAACTAAACTTCTTAATGACATATTAGCTAAAATACCTAAAGTATGGTTATTGACTGGAACACCCATGACCTCACGACCAATTAACTACTACAATCTTCTAAAGATAATGAACTCACCACTTACGTTAAATTGGAAGAGTTATGTTATGAGGTATTGTAAAGGATACCAATTTAGGGTTGGAGGTAGAAAAGTTTGGAATACGAGTGGGGCTAGTAACTTGGACGAATTACGGGAACAAACTAAGGCAATAGTTTTACGTAGATTAAAAACGGATGTTTTGGACCTACCTGAAAAAATCGTGTCCCCCATATGGTTGGAATTAAAGAATTCTTTTTATGATGATGAATTAACCGAATTCTTAAGAATTACCGAAGAAAATAAAGAGAAAGAGTCTATCACAGTTACTTTAAATCGATTAATGAAATTAAGACAGTTGATAGCAATAGAAAAAGTAGAACATACTTGTGAGTTAATTGATAAAGTTTTAGAACAAGACAGGAAAGTAATTGTATTTACAAATTTTACCATGTCATTAGATATGTTACATGAAAAATATAAAAAGAAATCTGTTGTTCTAGATGGTCGTCTTTCTAAAGATAGAAGACAAGACGCTGTCGATAGATTCCAAAACGACGATAAGATAAAAATATTCATTGGTAACATTAAAGCCGCAGGTGTAGGAATTACTTTGACCGCCGCAGATGTCGTTATAATGAATGATTTGTCGTTTGTCCCCGCAGACCACTCACAGGCGGAAGATAGGGCGTATAGGTATGGACAAAAAAATAGTGTCCTCGTTTACTACCCAGTATTTGAGAACACTATTGAGATGACAGTGTATAATATCCTACAAAAAAAGAAAAATATTATCGATCAGGTTATGGGTGACGGAGAATATTCAGAAAGTTTCGCATCTGAATTAGTTAAGAACATTAAATGATCTAAACACTTCGTCAATTCTGTTGATATTGGGTCTAAATCAGCCCCATTGAAACCTATGATGACAGATCTATCCTTTTCATCTAAATCAATGTAGGGTTCCTCAGAATCAAACATCTCAAAGGTAAACCCATTATTTATACAGAATTTGAATATTTTCCTACAAATAGAAACCAAATGATCTGCGGTCACGTCAAATACTCCCAATAATCTATCATTTGGGATGACCATCCTATCACTATACTCTACAATACTTGGGTCATATATATTTGTAGTGTCGAAAAGATAAATGGATTCGCCAAACTCATAGACAAACCTATTGACTTTTTCATGTTTCGACTTATGTAGATTTGAGGAATATAAGATACACGAATCCTCAACAAATTCTACCTTGTCTTTTTTATGTTGGAAAGTGATATCCCCTATTAAAAAATCAATCCCGTTCATATAGTCATCCCCATTACCCCTATTCTTTGGTACGAATACCTTTTCATTTGTGGTATTGAATTCCCTAATAAACGCTATTTCGGAGAATTTACTTTTATACCAAGTATTGGCGGTAATTATCTGTAAAGTTACGGAGATATCCGTGGGACCCCCAAACCCAAAAACTTCAGAAGTGTTGTTATATATATAAAGTAATAACCTATTACATTCTTTAATAAAATTATTCTCTAAATTATAATAGGTTAAGGGTTGAGATAAACCAAATTCAGTTTTGTTAAAATGTTCTATTAGGCTGTGAATGGCTGAGTAGTTGGTCTCAAACGTATTTATCCATGACCACCTCCACTCATTACGTAAAAAAACCCACACACCGTACTTACACTCATTGCTATGTCGATTTCTTTTCATCCCCAAATTCACATCCCACTTATATTCGGGATACGAAGTGAAATCGTGTTTTTTGAATATGGAATTTATTTTACCTATAAAATAGTTCGAATTCGATTTATTGATAACAAAAATAGACTTTACAGCACTCTCATTTAAGGTTCCTGTTTTTCGAATGTTCTCTAATATTTTGTTTGAAAGTGACAATATATTCTAACTGTTTTTACAAATATAAACTATTTATAATAATAAATCAAGTATGGCAAGTACAATTATAACACCCACCAACAAAGAGAAGCTGTATTCCCAAGTTTTACATCTTTTAGGGATGCCGATTAGGTCAGTCGAACTGACCGAAGAACAGATGGACACATTCCTCGAGTTAGCCCTCGACGAATATGAACAATACGTTAGTGATTGGTTGATAGAATCACAATGGTCGTCTTTAGCTGGGTTAGACGTTGACACTCAATCATTAACAAGAGCATTCACAACAAGATCTTTGGATTATGAGACACAATATTCTCATGCATATTCTAAAATTGTTGGTCTACAAACCGGTGGTGATTCTGTACTGAAAAAAGATAAAATTGAACTTGTCCCTAATCAACAAACATATGAGATCCCTGCGGGTCGTGAAATCAATGAGTTACTGTGGTTTACGAGAGCCGAACTTACTGATTCTATTGTCGATCCATTCTTAGGTGGTTTTGGAGGTCTTGGTGGTGTTGGATTCGGTGGTGTGGGTGGTTTTGCTCAGATGGGAACATCGGGTTCTTATTTTATGTTACCCGCCTATGATTTATTGGCGAGAATGCAGGATAGGAATATTAAAAACCGTTTGATCGGTGGAGAATTGACTTATCGTATTACCGCATTACCTGAAGGTAAAAAATTAGTTCACCTAGCAAACGTTCCTGGGGGTCGTTTTGATTTCGGTTCTATCCAACAACATAATTACTATGTTTGGTATTGGTATTACGATACGAATGATAGGGATGATTGTTTAGCAAAAAATAAAGACATCGTCAAACTACCTTCAGATATCGCAACAGAAGAACTTACATGGGAAACACTTAACAAACCCGCACAGAATTGGGTTAGAAAATATCTTATTGCATATTCTAAAGAAGGTTTAGGTAGAATATATTCAAAATTTTCAGGAGATCTACAAGTTCCTGATAGTCAGATTAAGTTAGATTACTCATCATTACTTACAGAAGGTAAAGATGAAAAACTTAAACTCATTGAGGAATTAATGAACCGATTAGAAAGATTACGTCCTGACAAAATGTTAGAAAGAAAAGGAGCGGAGGCCGAAAACCTTAATAAGGCAATGAAGTTCAGACCAATGCAATCACCGTTTACTATGATCTAATCACCATAATCAGTGTGTTCCGCATAATCGTGTCTGTTCTTTTCAATAATCTCATCCGAATTTGACACAGTACTTGGTCTTTTAAAACTAACCACATCCCTGTTTACTTCAACCCAATAAGGGTCGACATGTTTTATACTGTCTTCTAAGTACATAAAGTATGGGTCTCGTTTAACCTTATTCCAAAATAAAACTTCACTATCCGATAGTGTCATTACTTCATCAAATTTGTCCTGACCATCCTCCTTCATGGGATAACCACTAACTAATTCACATTGGGTTTTAGTAAAGAATGGTCTATTTGATGGGTCTTCGATTAAAATATCCTCCCTAATGTCGGGATGAAAAACCACCAATAAAGGTTCGATACGTTTGTTAAAGGTACTTATATACCTGGCAACGTTATAATCACCTTTAAGGTTTGGGTTTTCCTCCAATTCCTTTTCTGTGATCATAAAACAATTAACCTTTACATAGTCCTTGGGAACTTCAGTACCGAACTCCTCAAAATACTCTTGTTGGAACTTTTTAGTTGGTTTAGTTATTTTTTGTACGTCACCATCCCCCTTTTTCGTACCATTATTTACGTAATAGATTGTCTCCCCGAGACCCGCGGGATAATTGTTTTCTAAAATTAATTCCATATGTGCCTGTCGAGACATTAAAGAACCACTTTTAGTTCTTTTTTTCATATGTTTTTTATAATCATCGATCGACTGCTTAACCCTTGATTTATTAGCAATTTTGGCCAAAGGAATATCCTTATTAAAAATCCTATCAATATACTTGTAGTAAATCTCTAAGAACTCGTAACCATCACCGTCTAATAGTATTTTTAAACTTTCATCTAAAAAGTCAACAATATAACCATGAAGATTCTTAGACTTAATGGTGTTACCTGTTAATTTCAAACCTCCTGTTGGTTTTTTAAGTACATAGTTTTTACGGGCAACATTTACAGTGGATGGGGCAACATAATCAATATCCAACCCCATTTCATTTCTCATGAATATATCATTGAATTCCGCGGTGTCTGCTTCTGCCCCTGTATATACCTTACCTTTTTCAACCAACTCATTTAAACCCTTACCAATATATTGTCTTTCATCTACATTGGGTGGACATGAGAAGTTTACACCATCAGTATCCATAACCAATGCCTTATAACCACGTTCTTTAAAGAACATAATCATCATACGTAAACATTGTCTACCGACACATGTAATTGTTTCACCCATGTCCATATCACCCCAATGAAAAACGTGAGGTGCTGAAAGAGACCCAAAGTAGGCGTTAATAAAGATTTTAATAGGTAATTGTTTTCGATCATACTTCTCCGCCAATTCGGGATCTGTCTTTTTATACTGACCCGCTAATTTTTTATACTTTATACGTACATCACGGAAATATTTTAACATCGATTTCTGTACCCCCATAACATCACATTCGGGGAATACATCATAAACCAACTGAATAGATGGATATAGAGAAGAGTAGTCAAACTTAACAACATTAGTGGAGTAACCAACAGTTAATAGTCGGGACAATCCTCCCGTGATTGCTCTTCTGTCTTGTTTTTCTGGAATTGACAAACCATGTTTATATGACCACGCTAACATGATCAATTTCCACAAGGTTGCGGTACCCATGGTCGAGATTCTCTCATACGTTGTGGGAACTAACTTTGAGAGAAGGAACGTTGATTGACTGAATGACTCATCAACAACCATAGTTTCATATAAGTCATCGTCCAAGTATTGTTCCACAATTTTACGTCCCGTCCAAACCTCAAACTTACCCGGATATTTCTCTAAGAGACCTTCAGTTCCCTTTTCACCTATTTTTTTATATCCGCCTGTTTTTGGGTTCAGGTAGTAACTTTCATTTTCTAAATAAATTTTAGAGATCCAAGCCCCATCCACATAAACTCGATTATCCTTTTCGGCACCAAGATATTTGGTGATATATTTCAACCCCCAAGACTTAATTTCTGAGTTAATTGCTTGTGCTCTACGAACCGAGTGGGCGATATCAAGAATATTCATACCCCAAATCATGTGTTGGGTATATGTCTCAACCTCATTGGCAAGTTTTAACATACCCTCCCTTTCTTTCATCCCTTGATCAACAAAGACCTTAGTATGGTCTTCAACATTTACCCCTAATATCTGTGCCCTTTTTAAGATGAAGGGGAAATCGAAGAATGCTGAGTTATATCCCGCAAATATTGTGGGTTTCAGTTCCCTAAGATGTTCAAAAAACTCAATTATACAGTTTTTTTCACCATCGTCACCGAACGCATTTATAATTTTTAAAAAACCACGATTATCCTTCATTCCAATAAGAATAATCTTATCGACTTCAGGATCTAAACCCGTGGTCTCAATATCGAAGACTAAACGATGAACGTCCTCATACTCCTCAATACCCTTGAAGAGTCTTTTTTCTTTTTGAATAAGATATTGTTCTTTCGGGTTTAAGAGAATAAAATGGTCTTTTACTTTCTCATCCCATGGGTTAATTCCACCTTGACGGAAAAAACCTAAAAGTTCTTTATAACCCTTACTACTCTTTACTAAAAAGTTGTATCCGTTTTCTAATCGTTCATTACCCGCAGTATCTAACTTGTCTATGGTAATCCCGAACTCCATCATTTTTTTACGTTGCATGGATTTACTCCCACCATAAAAATTTAATGAGCTTATATCGCTAACCCATAAAAATGGAGTGAGTTTATCAGATCTTATGATCTTACCCTTTTCAGGGTGTTGTATAATTTTGTAAATTGTATTAGTACTATATTCGTACTCTAACCCTATAATAAATTCTTCGGGGTCACCACCATTAAGGAACTCCTCAATTACTTCTTGAGAGATTATTTCTTTCATATAAATTATTATTCAAGTGACACATTAGCTTACCCTTAGTTGGGTAGTTAGTCTTGTTACAATAACAAATATACGAAAAAAATAATAAAATATCAAACTCCCATCATTTATGTATGGCGGGTTTGATTAGATAATATTGATAAATAATTTCTCTTTGATCGGTACGATAAGTTTGGTAGTTGGTTGTAGGTTGGTGTCTCTGAACTGTACATTAATAATTCCCTCGAACTTTCCTGATTCCCTTGTTTGTGGTTCGGTGAATCTGTACGTAATATAGTATTCGTCCGTCGTTTGATCGTATTTCTTGGTTCTTGTGGTTAAATAACACTGACCACCTAAAATGTGAGGAATCTCCGATTCTACTTCGATCATATCAAATGTGATGTCTGCATTTTCCAATAAGTCGTTTAGTGATGACTTGTCATTTCTACCGTCATCTACTAATCTCATTTTTAATATTGGGTCAGTTGCCCCCTTTCGTATAAAAAATTCCATATTGATAAATATCTACACCATTCTTTTATACCCCACCGGTCGCAATGAATTGTCCTGTTACCGTATGATTACCGTCAGGTATTAAATAACCTTGATTATTAGTTCCCGTAAGAGACTCAGAAGTTGTTCTAATTACCCCATCAACCATTGATCTTACTCGAGTATCTTCATTAACACATCCAGCACCTCCACCACCTTGGGAGAATGATTTAACATATACTGAGTCGGACGATGTGAATGTCACGCTCGACGTGTTCCACGATGCGGTAGTTTGTGTTTGTGATTTAGTTATTCTCGCCACTTCAGTTCCATTTTTCTCTATGTAGATATACCCTTTAGCACAATATTCCGCATCTGTTGCGGAGGTTATGTTTTGAAGTGTGAGTGTATATGTTGGTAAGGGTGTTGCGGTTGGTACAGGAACACTATTCATTTTAACCAATAATGTTGGATTAACACCTGATTGAACAGTGTAATTGTAGGTATTATAGGTATTGTCGTTTGAATTACTTCCCACTGAAGATCCATTTAAAAAGACCTCTACACTCGGATTTTGATATGATAATGTACATGGGTAAATCAAATTAAATGGTTTATACTGTAGTGATACTTGATCGCCAGGATAAACAGTAATTGGTCCTCTTACGGTTCCTGAACCTGAAGTCCCTTGACTTAAGTTTATGTTCGCACCCTGTTGAACCCCATTAACTAATAAGATTAGATTAGAAGTACTACATGAATTTAAATGTTCATAATTTAAATAAAGCGTTTGTGGAGATAGAGTTGCCGTCGGGTTAGGTGTTGGGTTAGGGGTTGCATTAGGTGTCGGTGACGGAGTTGAGGTTGGTGAAGCAATTGTCACATCGACATCAAACCCACAATTTGGTGTAGCCTGTGGTGTGGGGTTCGGAGTTGCTGTTGGGTTAGGTGTGGCAGTTGGAATCGGATCCGCAGGGAATTCACTATCATTAACGAATCCCATTTGCCAATAAGTTAAACCATTCACTGATATCGTTTTAGAAGCCGATTTCCCACTTACAACAAAAGTCGCTGGGTTTGATATATCAGAAACAGATAATCCCGATAAGGTACCATCCCACGCCCTGATATTCAATGCGGCGGCTACGTGATCTATTCTACAACATAGTGTTTGTACAGGAGAAACACCATTACCAAGAATGTCATCAGGATTATTAACATACCTACCACCGTAAAGTAAACCAATAATTACCCAATCTAAACGCTCACCCACTTGGACTTGTGTTAGAATGGCAGAACCCGAATCTCCTGCATACGATGGATAATAAACATAATTACCCGGGGTTGTGGTTGAACCACTAGCCGACAACTCAAAAGTATCATTCATATATACCGCGGTGTCAACACCCTGCATATTATATTCAATAAAGATAGAACTACTCGATGCGTAGTTTAATAATTTAATTGTCCCCTCACCTTTTGCTCCCGTAGATCTACCTGAAGAGTAATAAAGTTGAGATGGGTTATCTAAAGCGTCGTCTATCTCAGATGTTGTGGCAAATCTGGGTGGGGATGTCATACCACTAATACCGTACTGTTGCCATGAAACCTCAATATTTATGTTTTCCATATTATCTATGGCACATAGGGCGGCATCCACTAAATTAGTTGATCGTAGTGGTTGGTATTTTTTAAGTTTACCAATACCATATGCCAAACCCGATTTACCGGGTTCGTTTGGTTGTGTAATATCATGTCCAAAAGGGGTGAACGCGTTCGTCCTTACACTATTCTCGTCTCTTTCACTAGTGAATGTTGCATCATCCACATAAACGTGATTATTAGAAACCGCCACTAAAGAATTCGTTTCGTTATCTACCGCAATAAATCCCAAAGTACCAACATAATTTCCTAATGAAGTAAAATTTGTAGTTGATATACCACCTAAAATTGGTCTGTGGGTTGACCTATTATCGGGAGGAGTACTTTGCCACGAATAGAAATTGGGATCCGTACCTAATTCGTAGGCGTGTCTTTTTATAACTCCCTGAACAACATCGGTTTTGACTATAGAATCTCCAACACTTAATTCTGAGGGTATTCTATCGGTCTCAGGAATTTCAGATAAGGGTTTTTTATTTTTAACGGTATAAATGATTGACTTTTCATTTGTGACAAGACCATTTACGGTTTTAAAACCATAACTAACACCAACAATTTCATTTGATGTTGTTTTGTTTATTTCCTCCGTTAACTGTTTTAAATTTTCCTTATTCATGATATATTAATTTGGATAATGTACAAATAATGTGTTCGCTCCACTCACAGGAGTTGAACTTGGTGTTGGATTAGGTGTCGCGGTTGGATTCGGACTCGCAGTTGGGTTAGGGGTTGGATCCGGTGTCGCAGTCGGATTAGGAGTTGCCGTTGGGTTCTCTGTAGCCGTTGGATTTGGTGTGGGATTAGGGGTTGCAGTTGGATTAGGTGTTGCCGTTGGGTTCTCCGTTGCGGTCGGGTTAGGGGTAGGATTAGGAGTTGCCGTTGGATTAGGTGTCGCGGTAGGTAATTCTGTCGCAGTAGGTACTGGTGTTGGTTGTTCGGTTGCCGTTGGGTTAGGGGTTGCTGTTGGGTTCTCTGTAGCAGTAGGTACTGGTGTAGGTTGCTCCGTTGCTGTTGGATTAGGGGTTGCGGTAGGTAACTCTGTAGCCGTTGGTGCCGGTGTTGGTGCTGGTGTAGATGTTGGATCCGGTGTAGCAGTCGGATTTTCCGTAGCAGTAGGTACTGGTGTAGGTTGCTCCGTTGCGGTCGGGTTAGGG